CCGTTTTCGAACGTTGTAATGACGAACTTTTCTTCCAGTGGTTCTGATCTTGGTGGTACATAAGTATCTGCTGTGATATATGCAAACCACCCAAACAGTAACCAGCTACTGAAGAAAAAGAACCAACCCATTAGAAGTTCTTCAGTGCTTCAGTTGCTACTGCATCGTCCTTGCTATCAAAGGAATTGGTATTTACTACTGAACGATCAGANNAATATAGTTTGTGTCTGCAACATAAACAAAAAGTCCAAATGCCAACCAGCTACCTATGAAAAGAAACCAACCCACTAGAAGTTCTCCAGTGCCTTGGTTGCTACTTCATCGTCCTTGCTACTGTAGGAGTTAGTATTTACTACTGAACGATCAGATGGGTCGATTGACATCTGAATAAAAGTCCTGTAGAATACTCCATCCATGATAACCATACGATGTTCTACAACATAGTCTGATACGTCAACATTCTGGTATCCAGACTTTGCAAGTTTGGTAGACTTTCTTGTAGAAAGAGATTGCCCACCTTTACCACTATCAGTAACAAAGGTTTTGACTTCAGCTGTAGTACGGGCTGCGATCTTATCAGCCAGTCCGACTTTAGCTTCGTGCATAGCCTTATCTATGGAGAACTGCATGTCGTCCGAATGTCCTGTTCCAACTGCGTAGATGTTATCCTTTGTATCTTCTGGCACAGTGAGAAACCAACTTGGAACGTCCATACCTCCTACCTTGATAGGTGGTTGTTTGTCTTTGCCACTAAATGGCAGGGAACTACAAGCACTCAATGAGAGTGCTGCAATTACCGGTATGATATAGCCTTTCATAACTACCTCGTTTAAAAGTTGTAATCGTAGAACTTAATTGGCTCTTCAGCCAACTTGTAACGATTACCGTAAGCGTCTCTCCAACCTTTGTTCTTAGACAGGCGGATACGAAACACTTGGTTTTCAGGATTGGAAGTGATCTTCCACTTCTGATCACGTTGGTTCGATGTATGACCAAAGAACCCACCGGGATGAAATTCGCGGTCCCAAGGCAGAGCCTCGGTATCCATGTAGCGAATCTCGATGGTCTTCTCAGAGATAACCTTTACAACTTCGCAAGGTGAGATGTCTGAGTAACCAAGCTGATTAGCGTAATTCATAATGTATTCCTTCCTTTTTCCATTTTGTAGATCTATTATAACATAGTTTTTTAGGAATGTAAACAAAAAAATGCACTTTTTCTAAACTTTTTTCTTATAAATACTGGCAGGAGAGAAGTAACTTGGTTAAAAGACGTAATCAGTTCGTTAAACCTAAAGTTAATCCACCACCAGACCAAAGGTGGCGGAGGAAAGAATATAAGAGTCCTATTGTTATGATGGGTCCCACTAAGTGGATTACTCGTAACATAGAAAGAAATGGAAAAGAATACCAAGTACAAGGCTTGGTGCCTGATGTGGATTGATACTTTGTGATTGTTAGATAACCGATCAACAGAGGTACAAAATATATGATCGATCCAGTAACGGCTTTGGCCACCGCGACTAGCGCATTCAACCTGATTAAAAAAGGTTTTGAAGTTGGTCGTGACGTAGAATCTATGGGACAAGACCTTGGTAGGTGGATGGGTGCTATGTCTGACCTGAAGAAGGCAGATGAGTACGCTAAGAAGCCACCACTATTCAAGAAGATTTTCCAATCAGGTTCTGTAGAAGAAGAAGCTATGGCAGCGTTCATGGCAAAGAAGAAGGCTGAAGACATGAGAGATCAACTCAGAACTCTCATCACTTATACTCGAGGTCCATCAGCTTGGCAAGAACTTATTAAGATGGAAGGTGAGATACGTAATAAGAGACAACAGATGATATATGATCAGAAGGAAAGACAAAAAGCTTTCTTCGAAGTCACGGCTGTTGTTATCTTACTTTCTCTTATGGCAGGCTTAATCGGCTGGGGAATATGGTTTATCATGAAGGTTAAAGGACTAGCATAATGATGTTGTTTTGGATTATGACTGTGGTCGTCACTCTTATTGTTCTTATGGGATGGCTCATATGGGTTGATGAACAGATTGGTAATCCAAAACCTATGCCTCAAACAAAACAAGAAGAGGCAGTACAAATGATGAAGTTAAGAATAGCAGACGCTCAATGGAAAGTTAAACAACACTTTGGTGAAAAGTGATGGTACACGCATTTATGCTAATAGTCATTATGGGAACTGGTGAGTTTAGACGAGAACTACCAAATCCTATGTTCTTTTACTCGATAGATAGATGTCAGTACTTTGCGAAAAAGTTGCCTAAACAATACGGTAACTTTACTTATAGAGATTATGTAGATCCAAAAGATAGGATCACGGCTTACTGTAAGCCAGTTTATATGAAAGACAACGAGGGAATTTACTAATGATCGAAGGAATTATAGCAGCTATAGTCGGATCGTTTATGTATGACAACGTAGACTTTTTTAAGACTATGAAAGAGCAGAGAGCAGACGGATATGAGTGGGAATATAACCCAAAGGATCATAATCCAGAAGTTCCTGCAATCACAATTGAGAACCCAGTAACAAAAGATAAGAAAGTCATCTGGGTATTGGAGAAGTAAATGTATGAATATAGATGTAAAGTAGTAAGAATAATCGACGGAGATACCGTAGACGTAGACATTGATCTTGGCTTTGGTGTATGGTTACACAAAGAGAGAATCAGAATGTTTGGTATTGATACACCTGAGTCAAGGACAAGAGATCTAGAAGAAAAGAAGTTTGGCCTTGCAGCCAAACAGTTTCTAACCGACATGTTAGATGATGATGGTGGGATTATTCTAAAGACTCAAAAAGACAAGACCGGTAAGTTTGGTAGAATCCTAGGTGAACTATGGAGAACTACCAACTACGCTGATAAGTCTATCAACGACTACATGATTGAGAAACACCATGCAGTAGCTTACCACGGTCAGTCAAAAGAAGATATTGCCGAACAGCACTTGGCTAACCGGCAACTAGTATCTTTTCTTTAAACGAGTTTGTGAGCTTCGGCTGTAGTCTCTTCAACTCTACGAGTCCAACCACGACCAAATGTTTCAAAAGTACTTAGGCTTTCGTAGTACTCTTGTCTCTTGTTTTGGTACTGATCAATAGTAGCCTCTAGTCCTTCAATAGCAATATAAGCTTCAAGTGTTTTCAGAGTGTTAGGCCCGATTCCGCCGTCTACAGTAGTCCCAATAATAGATTGGATAAACTTCGCAGCACGACCGACACCGGCATTGACACCAAAATCAAAAATGCAAAGATCAAGACCCATAGGGAGGTTATCGCCTTTAACTCGGTCCCAGTAATTTTTTCGGTAAATCGGTGCAACGTCTTCAAATGTCAGCTCCTTCATATCTTTAGGCGCAAGATCTTCAGTTAAACACCACTCATCATAGACTCTTTTTGTTACGCCCATGTTAGTTTCTCCACCAGGATCCTTTGGATGGTTTACATATCCACCCTCATGATGAAGTATCATTTCTAAACATTTTTCGTAATTTTCTGCAGCCATATTATGTTCCTACTTTATTAGAATTGTCTGGTTTAATTAATGAAATGTTCTTGCCAGCTCCAAGAACACACGCTTGTTCTGGACCGTTAATCTCAATTAAGGTCCAAGTGCCAGTTTTAGTATTGACACCAAGTACAATTTGAACTTCCATTCCTGTGCCGTTCGGCATAGTGGCTAGTCCAGTTCCTGTGATCATGGGTTTCTCACCATAGGCCTCAGGAATTTTGATGATTTCGTCGGGATGAGCGCACTGAACTGGCTTGGTTGCCCAAAACAATAGAGGTGCTTCTACGTTATTTTGTTGCGCTAATGTATTGAGTGGAATCAATAACGATGCTAGTGCAATGATCAAATATTTCATGTTGCTTCCGCCTTTTTCTTACCACCGCCATTGGGATTACCCCACACCTGCCAAGCAGGTACTTTAATAAACTTCTTGTTAGTGGCCTTTGAGTCTGGATTTGCAATCGTAAGAACTACGTTCTTTCCTCTTTTCCAAGCTGCTTGTTGGTCAAGGATACGCCTAAATGGCTGTTGCTCATCTCTCATTTTTCTGGTAGCAGCCGCAACTTTTGGATCTACACTTTTTCTTTCGCCTTTAGATACTTGTTGCGCGCGTGATTTTTTCTTACCCATTCTTATAAATCTCCTGAATAAAGTTTTCAAATGCCTCGACTTTTTCTAGTCGATTAGGCCAATAGATATAGTCTTTCTCAGGATTAGCTTTAAGGTTATTGAGTAAGGGTTGTATAGAATTATAAAGCTTTTCTAACTGTGCTTGAGACGTGCTTGCCAATTGCTCAGCATCTGATGCTGAAGCTTGAGAAGTCCTAACGGCTTCTAGCTCGTCTTCTGTGACAGCTGTAAATCCAAAGTCAAATATATCACTCATACAGTTATTTATACTCGTTAATCTTTCGATTTAACGATCTAAGCAATGTCATAGCAGTTCTTTGCCAAAAATCAAAAGCCCATGTACCCTCATCGCACATGTCACGAGCGGCAAAACAATTATCAATTCGACGCTCGAAAAGCCTAATTTCTTTCGTAGATATAGACATCATATTCTCCTGCATTAGATAATCCGCCGACAATGTTGCCACCCCATTCGTACTGGACTGGTCCTTTGCTACCAGCGGTTTTCATTTTAACGATAGCCTTACGACCCTTGGCACATACACGCATCTTCCTAAAAGTGCCTGTATATCTATGTGTACCAAAAGCATCAGTCTTATTCAAAAGAGAAACAGACTTTCTAAGTTCAGCCAGTTTATCCATATCACCTTTATCAGATGTAACAAAGGTTCCTACATACGAAGCAGTTCTATCATCCTTCATATACATTTTCAATCTCCTTAAAGAGGTATTCAACCACATCATCTTGGTCACATTGGAAGCGAATACCAATACCTCCGGCTTGTTCCCATCTTTTAATATTATCGATCTTGTCATCGATAAGAACGTTTGGCTTACCAGTTAAACGATTAACTGCGTACTTATGCTTGTTTGAAGTAAAGATACAGTTTTCGACTTCTGGCATGAAGCCTTTATCTTCGAGCCATCTACGTTTCCAGTAGGCTGAGTTGTTATGGTCACCTCTTAGTGGAGATGAACAGATACCCCAGTTGGTATCACCAGCAGTTTTCTTTACAAACTCAACGATTTTAGCTGAGTCATCTTCAAACGTTGGAAGCTGGTAGAACCAATCAGTACCAACAAGATCAGCCAAAGCTTTCTCTTTAGACTTGATTGATTTCCAGTGTGTGACATTGTTCTTCTTAGCGAATGCTCCGAAGAAGTCTGCGATTACGCCATCCATGTCAAGATATATGTTCATGTTTTTCATCGTACCTCCATGCAACCAGCCGGTAAGCCTTCAGTTGCGCAAGGATCTTCGATATAACCAACGAGGGCGATACAGCCAACGATGAAAAGAATTGCGAAGAACGTTCTCATTATATTACCTCCACTTTGTCGAACCCAGATGGTGCGACGATTACCTGTTCGGTTTCACTTACAAGGATATCACCGACTGAGATGCTGTGCATCGAATCAATTCGATTGATATCGCCTTCAGGACCAATGTTGCCAATCTCAAAAGCTGTATTGAAGTCGCTTGTTGCGATGTTAGCTACATGGACATAAAGGTCTTTGTTAGCAACTGGATCAAACTCGTTGCTAAGACCCATACCGTAAGTAAAAGATACGGCTGGGAAGATCGCTTCTTGATCTTTGATTTGATAAACTTTAATCATGGTTTTTCCTTCCTTTTCCATTTTATAGATATATTATACCACAGTTTTTAGTAAAAGTAAAGGAAAAAGTGAAAAAAAGTTTCCAACAAAATCAATGGCTTAGGAAAAAAGTTCAGTTTTTTTTATACGGCGAATGATTCACCACAACCACAGGATGCGGTCGCATTAGGATTTATGACCTTCAGATAGGAACCACCTAGCTCTGTAACGTAGTCTATCGTACAGCCGAGGATAAACATCTCGGCAATAGGGTCAATTGCAAGGTTAGCAACAGTAGGTTCTTTATCAGTGACATCCCACTCATATTGAAACCCACTACAACCACCACCTTTAACGGACAGCCAAACGTTTGGCTGCCCTACTTGTTTTAGATATGCCTTAGCATTTTCAGTAACTGTAACCATACAGTTATTTATAATCCGTTTGGAACTATGACATAGTGGATTGCCAATACAACTCCAACAGAAGCTGCAAGACCAACCATCATTTTAAGAAAGTCTTTTCCAATCAGAGGAAATACGACCTTAAACTTTTCTTTACCAGTCATAGTAGCCATAGCCAATTCACGACCACAAAGAAGACCAACGAATACCCATGTTGTTGACATTGGAATATCATTTAGTTCTTTGAAGAAGAATAGAATTATCCAGTAAACACCATCAATAATTGTTGCAGATCTTACGTAACGTGTGTTATGTTTTTCCAAAACAATTTGCTGTATTTTACCACCACCTTCTCTAAACATCCACCATAGACCAGCTATGAAAACAAAGCTGATGCCGACCATAAGATCTACTGGTATTTGTCTAGGAAGGAACACCGCAATATTTGCCATGTCATGTGATAGCCACGTAAACCATAGGAATCCTGTAGTTACCCATTGACCTATTCGCCAATATTGTTTGTGTTCTTCTTTTACTGGTTTGGCTTCATCCAGGATTTTAGTTACTCCAATCCAAATAGCATAAGCTGCGACAGCTGCCACTGCATATCCCATCATAGACTTCATTAACATTTTTTCTAAAACGAATGTAGAAGCAAACGCCGACAATACTAAGAAAGAAGTACTAACAGGTACACCTAGTCTTGTAAGTATTAAAAGCAATCCTGGTGCTGCGGCATGATACCATTCAATGTCTTGGAACGGAATCTTGTTAAGTCGACCATAACTGATATCACCACCATTGGTGTACCAACCATACCACAAAGTATAAAGGAGAACTGCCGAAGCTGCTCCCCACATAACTTTCCAATTGAATCTCTCATTATTTGAAGCAATCCATGTACCGAGAGTTTGTACTGAATCGTTAGCAATTACGGAATATGCGGCAAATAAAAAACCGACAAACATCCATAGAGTTACTAGTTCCATAGTAATTTCTCCTTGTTATTACGATTATAGGAGCCATAAAGACTCCTATAATTATTTAACACATCTGTAATGCTTGTAACAAAACTTTAACAAATTTGTTACTTAGGCACAGTGGCATCAATGCCGTCTACGTACTCCATCATACCACCAAGGGCAGCATCATCGAGATCACCAAATGGCTTGAACTTACCACTTAGAATATCTGCTTCAAGCATTTCCATTTGTTGACGTAGTGCCAATGGCATATTGGTATAGTCTGCCATTTGTACCATTCCGGTATCCATACCACCCCAAGTATTACTTTCGGTCCAAGTACCATTCATAGCTGCTTTGACTCTGGAGATATAATATGAATCCCAAACATCTAGGATAGCGGTAAGCTGAGCTTTTGGCGCAAACTTAATCTGATCACTAGCCTGGCCAAATCCTACAACTCCCATCTTCTCAGCAGTTTGAAGTGGAGCAGGAGAATCGGTATGCTGCGTGATAATATCAGCACCTTCGCTGATTAGTACCTTTGCTGCATCTGCTTCTTTGCCTGGATCATACCAAGTGTTTACCCACACAATATCGATATCAAAGTCTGGATTTACAGAAGTAGCACCAAGATAGAAAGCATTGATTCCACGAATAACTTCTGGAATTGGGAAGGATGCAATATAACCTGCTTTACCTGCCTTTGACATAGTACCAGCAATTACACCTTGGATATACCTGCCCTCATAAAATCTACTTGAATAGACAGACATATTAGGTGCTGTCTTATATCCAGTGGCGTGTTCAAAGTATACGTCTGGAAACTCTTTAGCAACCTTAAGCATTTGCTCCATATAGCCAAATGATGTTGCAAAGATAATATCAACACCTTCTTGTGCCATTTGACGAATGACTCTTTCAGCGTCTGGTCCGTACTTTACGTTTTCAACGTATACAGTTTTGACCATATCGCCGAACTCTTCTTCAATTGCTAGTCTGCCTTTGTCGTGCATGTAAGTCCAACCATGATCTCCGATTGGACCAACATAAACGAAGCCGACAGTAAGATGTGGATTAGCTACACTAGAAGTAGCAAAGCCAAGTGTAGAAAGCAGGAATGCACCTGCAATCAATAGTTTTCGAAACATATGTTTTCTCCGTTATTTTTGAAAGTTAAGAGAGTAGGTTCTACCCTCGTGTGAAAATTTTATTGTACTGTGCGAATAGATGGTCTTACGTTCTTCTTCGTATCTTGTTTCCATCCGACAGTTAGGACCAGTGTTTTTGTTTTTCTCGGTGTTAAGCACTCCACCGATAAACGCACCCAAAGCTCCTCCGTTATTTTCGCCTGGGATATTATTCCCGATGGCTCCACCGACAATAGCGCCTTCAAGAAAGTTTGTGATATCGGACTTACCGTTACCGTTACCTCCTTGTACGCATACCTCGACAGTGTATGGTTTTTGCACTACGACTTCTTTGTAGTGATCTTGTACCTGAGTATGTGGACTTGCCACGGCATAGTTACATGTACTAAGGACTAGTAATGTAGCCAAATATAAAACGCTTCTCATAATCAACTCCTATTGTAAAGTCTATCCTGTAAAAGATTAACTTCGTTTTTTAGCCTTTTATTCTGTTCTTCAAGATGTTTGATATATTGGATCACAGTATCTTTATCGCAGAGAGTTGTGCAGCAGATTTCTATATTTTGTTTGGCCTCAATGGCCAAAGAGTTTTCTTCTTTCATACTCATCTCTTGTCTTCAAAAGAAGTTCAGTCCAATTATCTCGGTGTTCAACAAATACCTGTGGTTGTTCGTCGTCTACCGTTATCAAGGTTACCAATTGAGTGATTGGTTCCCCTGTCCTTTCTTCCCACATGATAGCATAAGCTGCTTCTTGTGCAAAGTAATTCGTAATCCATTCTTTTTTCTTTAACTTACGGGATGTCTTGAAGTCGACAATACTAAGAGTACCGTCAAACTCAGCCACGCAATCCACTCGGCCAGCAAGCCGTAGGTGATCAGAATAGAGTGGAACTTCTTGCGCCCGTATGTTACTAAGTCGCTCATCCAAAATAGGTTTGAGATCGGTGAAATTCTGGATAATGTTTGGCATAAATCCTTCAGCATAATCTACCTCATTGTTAATATATCGCTCGGTAATACTATGTACAAGAGTACCGCGATTAGCAGCTCGAGTACTAATGCGATTCGCTTCCTCCTCGCCAACTCTTTTTCTCCAGGCCCTAATCCCATCTTCACTTAAGATACCTAGGACGGTGGTAATTGACGGGTATTTTGTACCCGTTGGAGTAGTATAGACTCTCCCACTTGATGAAGTTTCTGCGATGAGATCATCGTACTCCAACTTTGTATTTAGGTGTTTGAACATTGTCACTTTCTTTATTTAGATAATTTCCTACTCGACTCGTAAGTCCTAATTTTGATCTATTTTTCTTTCTATTGGCTTTTTTGTTTTTCGGGTCCCAACGGGTGTACTTAGCCATTGGTCTTACTCCTATTACAGTTTTAACATTTCCTTAGTCATGATGTAGTCCCGAACGAAGTCGGAACGTACAATATCTTCCCAACCAAACTCGACAACAGTAAAGTTTCTGAGTTGTTCAATGATTGATAAGAACTTCAATATACCAGTTCTGTCTGTCTCTTTAGTAAAGTCAGACTGGTAATAGTCACCACACATGATGAACTTACAGTTATCACCAACTCTAGTAATTATTGAGTCTAGTTCGTGGAAGGTTAGGTTCTGCATCTCATCAAGAACGATGATAGCATTAGAGATAGTCAGACCTCTAATAAAAGAGGTTGACATAAACTGTACCGTACCGGCAGTCTTAAGTTTAGTCCACGCATCAGCATTTTGAAAAAGCTCAGCGCAAATAGATCTATATGGACTAGTATAAGCGTCTTTCTTTTCTTCCTCATCACCAGGAAGATATCCGATATCTCTTGTTGGTACAATTGATCTTACAATCACTACTTTATCATAAGGAACTTCTTTATCTAAGACGTCCTCGAGCGCGAGTGATAGCGCAATAAAAGTTTTACCAGTGCCGGCCGATCCAGCTAGTACTAGACTATCTCCGGAGTCGTAAGCCTCAACGGCTTTTCTTTGGTTGTCAGTAACTGGTTGGACTTCTTCCATATCATCCAGTCTGAGTTTAAGGCTTGTCATATCAGTGTCTATTCATAGTATGATTTTTATGCGTTTGTGCAATCTTATCCTGTACTTCTCTGAATCCGTTATCAACAGGAATACGGTTACCAGTCATGTGTACCATATTAAGACCAGTGATTACTGACTCAAGATTGTTTTCTTTCATGTAGGCTTCTTTGTCGTCCATCTTTACAAAATGGTCGAACTCTTCACCCGTGTCCTTGTTCCGAAACCGGTACGTTGGCATTTTCTAATTCCTCAACTCTTTTTTCTAGGGCCTTAATACGTTTGGCCATTTCGCTTGGTAACATGAAGTTAGAGCAAATACCTTGCCTCTCATCTTCTTCACGCATCCTACGCTTCATGTATTCGTAATGTCTTTCCTGCATTTTTGATGTCCTCGTTCCACCATGTTGGTTCAGGTCTTTTGGTCCATACCATATCGAATCGATCTTGCTTGGTATGGTAGAATGCACGATACGAACGAACAGGGTCGTTGTAAAAGAAACATTCTGGGTTTGATTTCATAGCAAGCTTGAAAGGCGTCATCTCGTTCATCATAGGAATATTCCTAGGAAGACTTTGAAGTGCCCATAATAGTTTGTTTTCCGTTTCGTGCATCTTACCATATCTATACGTGTATTCTTTGCAGAGTGCATAGAAATGTTCCCAATGCCACTTGTAATTTTCGGATGATTCCATTGTCCATACAGTACATGGATGACCGTGGTGTACAGCCTTATAGTATAGCAATTCAGCTTCTAGATCATCGGCACCTTCGTATAGATCGTAATACTTGACCATACGCTTACCTGACTTGGATGGCTTCATAATCATCTTGCCATCAAGCATCCTATGAGCTGTACTCAGCATCTGAGCTGATTCCACGATCATCTTTACCACGTGCTTGTCACATTGTGACTGTGCGGCAATGGTAGGATCTTCATCGAGTACAAATATATTCATATCAATTCCTTCATTATGTACTTATATTATAACACATTTTCACTGCTTTGTAAACAGCTAAACTGCAATATCCAATTCAACTTCGTTAATTTTAGAATTAAGATACTCATACTTAGCTTTGAGTTTGTGTACTAGATTCATATCGCCTCGTTTTTCCATCTTCTTCATATAGTGTTTCAATTCTCTAGAGTCTCGTTTAAGTCTTTCTATTTGAGAGCCACGCAAATCTTTTCTCCTTCTATAAAGGTTGGACGATGTTAGCGAAATAGTACTTCTCCTTCTGTTATGTGAGTTAAAAAAAGCCTGATAAGACTATTGTCTCAGCAGGCGCTATTCATAATGTGTTTTTCGTTGATCATAGTTGTATTTATTCTTTGATGAGATTCGGCCACGTTTCTTTTACGAGCTTTTTTGTCACACCCTTGAACATAGGTGTTGGAACAGAAAACTTCTTATCCTTTGCGGCAATGTGTAGTTCAGCGTCGTCGGGATGCATAGTCTCGAGAAAGTTCATAAACATCTTTTCTCGCTTTGGTTGCAGCATATTCGGTGATAGACCACCTTCTACAAAGTAACCCATTTGTTTTGTAGCTCTCTGAACAGCAGCATTAGATACTACTCTTAAGTCAGCTTTCTCATAAGGTGGTGATCCCTTTGGCATCTTAAATACAATGGAGTCGTCGAAGGCTGCTTTCAGCAGATTCCTTAGCGCCTTACTATCGTACTTAAGAAGAAGTTTTGATTTCTCAACTCTAGATGGAGCTGCAGCTACTAAATCAAGAACTTCCTTAAGGGTCATATTGGTAGCGGTTTTTTCTTTAGCCATTCTTAAAATCCTCAATACATTCAATTAACATTTTACAGCGTTTTTGGACGAAGTAAGGAAACATCTTTCCTTGCTTGTGCCATGGATCTTGTCCGTCAAACTTATTTATAATTTCAGTTTTTAGATCATCAGGTGTATTTGCAAGATTAATAAGAGTATCGTTACGTTGATAGTTCCTATACCAAGATGCTGCATAAAGCAACTCACCGTCGTCTAGATCTTGTAGGATAGCATCGATCTTCTTCTGTGTAACAGGTGTTTGACGAATACCTTCAACAAATACGTTATCCTCACTCAATACGTTTGGTACACCATCACCACTGTCACCTTTGAGTACGTGCTCAAGAGCATACAGTCTTGGATTCTCATGTTCAACAAACTTCTTTTGCATAGGACTATATTGGCGTACGTTATCAAACTTGTGTAGTTGAATAAAGTCTTTGTCGGCAGAGATAATCATAACCTTCTGATGTCGTCCAAACTCTTGTGTATCATATACGAGAGTACCAATGATATCGTCAGCTTCACAACGTTCTACATGGATAACCTTGTATGGCATGTTCTCAAGGATCTCTTCTCGTACCTGATTAATGATACGGAAGATCTCATTCCAATCCATACTAGACTCTTCACGACCTTTTCTACGAGATGCCTTGTACTGTGGAAACACTTCCCTACGCCAAGACGAATGATCACAGGCAATAACCATTTGACCGTACTCTTTACGAAACTTCTTATTGTACATTCTAATCGTGTTGAGAATCATGTGACGAATCAGATGTTCGTCTACTTGCATTTTCTGTGTTACTACGCCAGCAATTGCGATCGCGTTATAGTCTACTATTATCATTGGAGGGGTCCTCATCATAATCAATTTCAATTTCATCATCGAGCTCATCTTCAATCATCTTAGCATACTTCTTAGCTTCGGTGATTAACATATGAGACTCATCTAGAACAAAGTGGAAGACGTGTTTATTATACACGTGTTTCCTAGCAAAGGATGCAAAGAGCATGTTAGCGAGTACAGCAATGTCTCGCTTTAGCTGTTCTTCCTTGACGTCATAGCCAAGATCTTCTAGATCAGCTACCATGTTCTCAATCACGTAGTGAACAGTATCTAGATCGTACTGCTCGATCCTAGGCTTTGGGAACGGTATAATGTTGTTTCCTTTTTCATTCATAATTATATTATAACACAGTTTCCTCTGATTGTAAACCCCTAATATGACGAGAATGTATTTTACAGCCTATGAACTCGTTGTACCACTCATCGGAAAAAAGGACTCCATTATCGAACTGAGCTTTTGCTTCAAAGTAGGACATTTCTCCTTTTGTCTTGCAGAGTCGTATGATTTCTCTTTTGTAGTTACTTTCCCCTCTGGACTCAACGAGTAGTTGAAGTTCCTTATTTGATCCATAATACTGACGCCAGTCAGACTCGACTTTAGTCCTAACTCTTCGGTTTCTCTTTGAATTTTTTGGTAGTACCTTAGGCCTCCAAAAGTTTTTCTTACCGAGATATTTCTTATTTGTATCCAGTTCTGTGATGACATATACGAAGCCCTGATATTCATCGGGTGTTTCATCATATGGTTCATCTTGATAAATCCATGCTAATCCCATTCGTCCTCACCTGTGTCGTAAACGATATGCCCTTCAGATATATTTATCTCCTCAAGCATTTCTTCTCCACAGGATGGACAAAAGGTTACTTCTTGGTCTTCATCTTCAAATTGAATCTTGAACTTGCATTTACATGAAAAGCATTCTATCATAGAGTCATTCCGCTGACAGCGTCGCCGAGCAACTTATTCATGAGCTCATTATAACCACCAACGAACAGACCATCTACAAGAATTACTGGTAGTGTACGAGCAAGTGGAAACTGCTCTCTCAGTTCATCTCTGGTTAAATCCTTTCCAACCACATATTCGTTGAACTCCAAGTTCTTACTATGGAGTGATGCTTTAGTCGCCATACAATAACTACATGGCGGATCATATTGTGTATATACATCAATTTTCATTATAGTGACATTCCTTTAAGTAAATCGTTATTCATATCTTGTTTTACACCACCAATAACATAAGAACTGATTTCAGTTTCCTGAGGTGCAACCTGTACGTTACCTCCACCAATCCACTTCTCGGTCCAAGGCAAAGGATTAGCCTGTGGTACCTGATATGGAGATGGAAGACCAAGTGCTTTCATTCTCTTATGTGCAATCCATTCAATGTAGCTATTTAATAGGTTAGTATTCAGACCAATCATAGAGCCATCCTTGAATAGATAATCAGCCCAGATCTTTTCTTGATCTACTGCTGACTTAAACATGTCAACCACCTGATCCTGCATCTCAACGCTTATTTTTTTGAAGTCTTTGTCTTCTTTAGGAAGCGTTTTAATAATAGACTGGCTAGCAGCAAGGTGCGTATTTTCGTCACGAGCGATAAACTTAATAATTTTAGCGTTACCCTCCATTCTTTTAAGCTCAGCAAAAGCCCAGCTACAAGCAAACGAAACATAGAATCGTACTCCTTCTAAAACGTTAATTGAATTCAGAGCCAACCATAGCTTACGTTTCAGTTCATAGGTATCTACCTCTCTAGTCATTCCATTGACTTTGTGAATGCCAGGACCAAGCAAGCTCCACCATTTGCTATACTCAATGAAGTCATCGTAGTAAGCACTAATGTCCTTTGCACAGTCAGAGATCTCTTCGATATCAAGCATGGTATCAAAGACGGTAGACGGGTTTGGATAAATGTTTCTAATAATATGTGTATAGGAACGACTATGGATAGTCTCCATGAATGCCCAAGTTTGAACTAGTGGTTCAATCTCAGGTACTGATGCAATTGGCATCAGAGTTTCTGTTGGTCCACGACCTTGAACAGAATCCAATAGGATCTGTCTTTTAAGGTTGGACGTAAAAATATGCTTCTCGTGTTCTGTAAGATTAGCAAAGTCAGATCTATCTTTTGATACATCTACCTCTTCTGGTCTCCAAAAGAAACCAAGCATCTTATCTGTAATCTTATCAAGTTGTGGATACTTAAGCATGTCATAACGAGCAATATCTACTGCCTCGTCAAAGAACATCTTAGATTCCATATGTGACTTTGTTTTTTGTTTAAAGACTGACATCTTTTATCCTCTCTATATTACACAGCTTTCGCATGCTTCATCATCTATATCTGCCATTGGCAATGGTTCTTCTTCACGATGCTCACCCGAGCCATCAAATGTATTGTTGTAGTATAGTTGTTTACCACCATACTTATAAAACGACACGAGATCTGTAATCATCTGTGACATTGGTACTTTGCCGTCTTCAAACTTTTCTGGATTGTAAGATGTATTGACCGAGATTCCTTGATCAATATACTTCTGCAATACAGCACAAATTTTGAGATAGCCCGTTGGGTTTTGCTGATCCCACAACAGGTCATACTTGTTCCTTAAATGATAAAACCCTGGAACAACCTGTGCCATTACACCGTCTTTAGACTGCTTAAACGACACTAGAGCTCTTGGTGGTTCAATACCATTTGTTGAATTAGATATCTGAGCCGAAGTCTCAGCTGGCATAAGAGCCATAAGAGTTGAGTTACGAATTCCGTGTTTCAGTACAGACTTCTTAAGTGCTGCCCAAGGCATACGCTCTTTATGTGGAATAAGTTCATCAACTTCTTTCTTGTATGTATCCTTAGGAAATAGTCCTAATGAATATTTTGTTTCGTCTGTTTTGATACATGGGCCCTTCTCTTTGGCAAGGTCAACGCTTGCTTTAATGAGGTAGTAACTCCATGCTTCAGTGTACTCATCGATTGTTTGCAGTGCTCCCTCATCGTACTTAAGTCCTCGTTTAGCAAGGAAATATGCGAGGTTAATAATCCCCACTCCCAGCGGGCGCCGTGCCATAGTACTCTCATAAGCCGCTTTGACTGGATAATCTTGATACGATAACAGACTGTCAAGACCCCTAACGGCGAGTGTACAGTATTTTTTGAATTCTTTTGGTTCATTGATTAACCCCCAATTGATTGCCGACAAAGTACAGAGAGATATTTCACCTTCAGGGTCGTCTGCCGAGTTCAATGGCTTGGTAGGCAAATCAATCTCACAACAAAGATTACTCATACGGATTGGAGCTTGTGCTGAATCAAATGAACCGTGATCGTTAGCGTGGTCTACATTCATAATGTAGATCCGACCAGTATCTTTTCTTTCTGTAATTAGCTGTGTAAACACTTCGAGTGCTGGCAAAGAGTATTGCCTAATTGATTTGTCTTTTTCGTACTTTTCGTATAGACGTTTGAATTCGTCTTGGTTAGAGTAAAATGCGTCGTATAATCCAGGAACATCGCTTGGTGAGAAGAAAGTAATATCACCACCTGATAGAAGCCTTTCATACATCAACTTATTAAGTTGGAATGCATAGTCCATCTGACGCACGCGTGTTTCTTCGGTACCTTTATTATTCTTTAATACTACTAGGTTCTCAAACTCAAGGTGCCAAAGCGGAAAATAGCATGTTGCAGCTCCACCTCTTACTCCACCTTGGGAACAAGACTTGACAGCGGCTTGGAAGTATTTGAGGAAAGGTATGAGTCCAGTGTGGACAATATCACCGGCCCGTATTCTACTGCCAAGAGCACGAATGCCACCAGCACCAATACCGATACCAGCTTTCTTACTAATGTAACGAACAATGCTAGTGCTAGAAGCATTAATACTATCGAGACTGTCTCCTGATTCGACAAGTACACAAGAAGAGAACTGCCTTGTTGCTGTGCGTAGTCCAGCCATGATTGGAGTTGGGAGGCTAATGTAGAATTGTGAGGTTGCATCATAATAATCCTTTACCCACTTAAGCCTTTCTTCCTGAGGATAGTCAGCGAACAGAGTTGCTGCAATCATCATATACAAGACTTGGGGTGTTTCATAACAAAGTTTAGTATTGCGATCCTGTGCTAGGTACTTTCCACGGAATTGTTCCATACCAACATAGGTGAAGTCATCATCACGCTTGTGTTGAATGAAAGACTCAAGCTTATCAAACTCTTCGTCCGTGTACTTATCAAGAATTGCGGGATCGTATACACCCTTCTCAATATTCCTTTCAATAATGTGTTTAAGCATCCAAGGCTCGTACTGGCCATATACCTCTTTACGAAGCTTATAGTTAATAAGCCTTGCTGCAACGTACTGGTAGTTTGGAGTGTCTTCACTAATCAGCTCGGCGGCTGACTTAATCAAGAGTTCATGGATGTCATATGCTTTAATACCATCGTACAGTTGAATGTTTGAACGTAATTCTATCTCAGAGATAGACACGTTGGCTACATCCTTGGTAGCCCATTCAAGAACGCGATGTACTTTTTCTAGATCAAATGGTTCTTTTCCACGCCCGTTGCGCTTGGTAACCATAATATTGTTATTCATTGACTACTCCGCTATTTCAAATTATGATATTATTATATCACAAGTTGACTGAAATGTAAACAGTTATTTTGTATTTAATTCTGCGTTGACTTTACGATGACCACGCCACGCAACCCAGCCACCAAGTCTAAGTGCCCAGTATGCAAGATAGTTAAGGAAATGGAAACCGTTTTGTTCGATATTTATATCACGGAAGATTTGATCGGCTTTCTTCTGTGTAATAATACCCATTGTCTCGTCTTTGTCAGATTCTAGAAGAGTAGCATACTTATATGCAAAGTCATGAACTAGACCACCCATAAGCAATACACCAGTAGGTGATAACCATGTATGAAGAAACTTAGGAATAGAAGCACCGTCAAACTGAAACCCAGCTGGGATAACATACCATGTATCACCGACCTTATACTCCCAGTCACTAGCTACAATCCAGTGACGTGTGCCAGTTAACCACATCCATATAGCACTCCAAAAACCTTTACCGGCTGTTGGAATAGCGATAGGTTGAAGCTTNNGTAGGTGATAACCATGTATGAAGAAACTTAGGAATAGATGCACCATCAAACTGAAAGCCAGCTGGAATGACATACCATGTCTCACCAAGCTAGTATTCCCAGTCATTAGCTACAATCCAATGACGAGTACCTGTTAGCCACATCCATATAGCACTCCAAAAACCTTTACCGGCTGTTGGAATAGCGATAGGTTGAAGCTTTGGCATTTCATTATATTCAAAACCAATACGTTCTTTCTTATTGTCGACACCAAACAGGTTGATGATAAATCCTACCAGGATCAAACATCCGACGATTGTAAATTGCCACCACTGCATAGCCATGTCTACGATAAATTGTAAGTCCATATTAGTCCTCCTTTGGTTCCTCCGTCACTGCCTTTTCATAATATACTATGATTTCTTCTTGTTGATTTAAGTATCTACGAATGTCAGCAATATTCAGAGCCAAGTTCTCGTAATCTTTCATGCTCAATGCAACGAAAGCGAGATCACCATAGGTCTCGGTGAACTCCTTTTTGAACTCTTCAAAGTTATCTTTAGTAACTACAAAGACTCTTGTATCATTGAGTTGGAGTGGTTTCGGTCTTGCTACCGTTGGTATCTGAACCTTCTCCACCTTTGTCACTACCTTTATCTCCGGTTCCGGACGGAACCCGCTGCAGCCACTCAGGAAGAGAGCGGTCACCGTTACCACCGGTATCGCCCATAAACTCACGCCATAACTTCGCTGTAGCGCCATTCATCTTTCCTTCTAAAACTTTTGAATCCTTCAATGCTTCAACAACCAGATCTAGGTCACTTAACTTTTGTCTAAGCTCGTCACCATAGGCTTCTGCCTTTTGTAAAGAAACTTGAAGTTGATTGTTTAACTCGCCCATCTTTGCAAGGTCACCTCTTAAAGTTGCAACACTCTGTTCAGCCGTGTCAACAGCTGTTTCTAACTTAGCATTGTTGTCTCTAAGAGTAGCAATCGTAGCTTGTGTAGTATCGTAGTAGTATTTGGCTCCATAACCTATACCACCAATGATTGCTATAACAAAAATGAGTGCATATATTCTAAGCATTTCTTCGCTTTAGTATATTATTAATGGCACCGTCTGTGATTCTTTTTGTTCTTCTAAACATTGCATCCGGATGGTATCTCATTCTTCTATCCATCTTACGTCGACCACCTGTGACATTCATGTCTACTCCACCACCAGCAACAGAGTTGGCTGGCGCGTCTTCATCGACTCTTTTCTTCTTTTCGGCTGCTCTGAGTTCTTCCTTTGCCTTCTTAAATATACTCACCACTTCGGTTTTACCCATAACCTTTGCTCTTTGCTCACCAACAGTAAGTATCTGTATCTTACGAGCATAAGGCTTCTTAATCTTTTTTACTTTAGCAACAGTAGCCTTTGCGTCGGCTGGAGTTGCAAACTTAATACCTACAGTATCTTTAGGATTTTCATCCGTATAAAGTCTTCTGTCTGATCCCTTTGGTTTCTTACCTGTACCTACCTTTGGATCGGCCTCGGAGATACTCTCACTTTTTCCCTGTGCGTTTCTTATAGCATCTTGTGTAGGTGCACCCTTCTCACCTTTCTTACGCATGCGTTCTCCACGCTTACGCTTCTGGTGAATGTTGTGCCAGAGACCTTTGTTTTCCTCTATCCAAGAGTTAAATTTTCTCATCTGTAAATATCCGATGCTGCTACGTATAGGTTAGTCTTAGTACCTACGTGTCTAATAGTATATATATTTTCTCCGAATACAGAACCACAAGGTTTTGTATTTTCTGCAACAGAAACTTTAGTTCCTGCTCTATAAATCATTTCACCTGTTGTAGGGCTGGGCATATCATTTTGCAGTATGTAGATGCCTGGAGATAGTTGTTGATCTTCTTGGATATTCCATTGAGTCTCTTCTGGTAAGAAAGAATCAATGTCTACACCTGCATCTGCTAATACCTTGGCTATGTCTTCTTCTGACATGTCAGTGTGTTCTCTTAAAAGAAACAGAGCAGCGGCATATGATGCTAACCTTGAACGACCAAATGGTACCTTCTGCATAAGTCTCTTGATATTGAAAACGAGTCTATGAAATATAGTGTAGGCATCTTTCTCCTCACCATTCATAGATTTTTCTTTGTCCCAGATATAAGTGCCGTTGTCATCGATAATACCAAGCTTGTACGCGGGCATGTCTTCCCACTTGGTTACCAATGTCTTGAGAAACCTAAAGGTATAGTATATGTCAGCGGCTCTAGATACGATTCCCATTATATCTTCCTTAATATCTTTACCACTCTGTTGTCAAGTGGTACATCTACGTAGTCTTTCTCTGGTAGGTAGTTAAGAAAGACCAAGAACGTTTTTAAAGCTGGCCAGTGTTGTTCTTCAATCTTATAGAACAGCATCTTTCTGCTAGCCTCGATTCCAAATACATTACCAAGTACTATGATATGATTTAGGATCAAACGTTCTTGTAAGTCACCGTTATTAGAATACCTCTTAAATAACCTCTTTAGGTATTTGAACCTTTGTAAGTCATCATAAAATTCTTCTACGCTTGTACATTGAACGTTCTTATATTCTCGTGATGCGAACATCACCCAATTGTCTTCGTTCAATTCATCAAATATTTTCATAGTTGTCATCCAGTTAATAGGTTAATCATATAACCTATTTAACCTAGATGTCAGTCCATTACTTCATTTAACTTTTCGATAAGAGTTTCTTTTCTCTCTCTACGATCAAGCTCAATACCGTGTTCTCTTCCGACTTCTTCGAGTTCACGCTTGCTCATTTCATTCAAGTCTTTACCTGATGTTGGAGCTTCAGTAAGCATTTCTGGCTCTGGCTCTGGTTCAGCTACAGCTGCCGTGCCATTCCATTCAGCAATTTGCTGTGGAGTAAGCATAACACCTTTAAGCTTTTCACCACCTTCAGTATAATAGCCATCTGGCTTTGCAATGGCTTCTTCGAGCCAACCGGGTTTGTTTACCATAATTTACCTCATATCCTTAAATCGTTTCATTTTGTTTTCACCGACCTTAGAGTCGTTATGTCTCTTTGGTGCTTCCTTGACTGCATTAGTTCCGTCTTGTTTATCTTCATCACGTCTCTTATCAGCCTTGGTATCTTTTTTGGCTTGGTCAAGAACTTCTTTGTCTCTTGCAGCCATAGCTTTTGCAGGTGGGCTATTACCAGCTGGTGATGTGTCAACACCTTCAGCTACTTCAGCACCTGCTGCAGCATCTTTTTCGTCTTCCTTCTCATCCTTCTTTTTAGCTTTGGCCTTACCTTTTGCGACTGGCTTCTTCTTCATTTCAGGTGATGCTTCGGAATCCTTTTCAACTTCAACTTCAACTGCCTCATTCTTATCATCGGCAATTGCTTTTGCTGTATCCTTTTTCATAGTTACTGGGTGGGTCTTACCACCGAAACTAAATGACTTTTTGCCAGCCTTATGAGCAGCAGCTGCAGCTCCATGGAACGCAGTCCTCTCGTTTGCAGGTACCTCTTCAGGAATTACAAACTCGGTTTTTTCGTGCATGCTCAGATAAGCCTGAGCCACATTTTTTAGTCTTTCGTCTAATGACATTGGCTTCTCCTTATGACATCCACATGTTAGTAGCTACTGCGCCAGCGATGGCAACAATACAGATCCAGAACAGTCTGTGGATAAATTGTACCGTTCTAGAATTTTCATCGACCTTAGTACTTATATCATCTATTTTTTGACTTAGTCGATTAAGTCTTTCATACATCTTATCGTGATCATCTTGCAAAGCGGTTATCTTCTCCTCAGCACGAGCCATCGCCACCATTGCGTCGGCAAGCCGGTCAAGCTTTTCCTCAATCCGGTCTAATCTTTTTGCATTAGTGTCCGATGACTCTGCCATTATTATACTCCTGGTGGTCCTTCAACAAATTTAATAATATTAAACTTGTCGTCGTACTCTACTTCTAGTTTCTTACAAGCCAACCTCATAGTACCATTATATTCAGTTGACTTACCGCCTCTTATATTACGTTCAATAGTTCTCTTTGTGCTTAAGCACTCACTCAATCCATCTCTAATCGTAAACTCCTGTAGTTCTGAGGGTGATCCTAAGAACATAAGAAGTATAAAAAATTCTCCGACCATTTTTAGTGTCCTTGGTGTTTAGAGTTTCCCATTTGTGGTATATTATTCATTTGATGAATCAAATCCATAATGTCGTTTCTAATCTTTTCATGTGCATCTTCCAGCTGATTGATTCTCTTTTCATAAAATTCAAGGGTTAGTTTCTGTTGCTGGTCAAATGGAGCTTGGCCTGATTCTATTTCGTTAGTTAGTTTTTCAAGCTCGGCTGCCAAATGTTCAATCAACATAAACTGTTCACTATCAGCGGGTAGACTACCCATTTCACCTCTTGGCCACTTTATCCTAAACTCAGTATTCATTGCTAAGTCGGATTCCATCATAGTAATATTCGTTTCCATCTGGTTAAGACGTTCAATAATTCCAAAATATGCCCAAGTAGCAACAGCTGCTGCTACAATCATACTTATGATATTACGAAGAGGAAGTGCTACCTCAGTATTTTCGCTTAATTTCGAAGCCATGATATTATTTATTCCTCTCGAACCGTCTTTTTGCCACTGTCAATATTTTGACACCTACAATAATTTGACTTTATCTCCTGTCAAGTTTTTGACACCTTATTAATTATCTACCTTAGAACCTGCGCGCCATTGATAACATGACCAATACCTTGCTTTGTACTTTGGTCCTGGATTATCACAGTTATGGCGAGCTCTAAAACTCTTTCTTCTGGCTGGGTCATCTCTCTTGATTTCCATGTTTGGATCTCCAAAGCCCAGCTTAATTACGTTACCTTTCTCGTTCTTGACATATACGTAGAACTTCTTCTTACCGTCACTGGAACGGCTAGGATCGTTTAGTTTAACCTTACGCCCTTTGTACTCTGCAGCTTCAACCGTAAGGTCTTCGTAGAGATCACACTCCTCGCAGATCCTATCAATCTCATCTACTCTATAGCTATTAAACTTATCCACCGAACTCATGTCCTGCCACCCTTCGCATTTGCGCGTTATATTGTGCCTGTGAAGGCTTTTCCTTATACAACTTGATAGAGATATTAGGTCTTTCCTTCCCCTTGATTCTCCAGTTGTAGCCTTTTTCTTTATGCTTGGGATCAGTAGTCTTTACGACTCTACGCTTGTATCCCTGTTCCCATGTTTCGCCCTTGTACTTACCAGCACCCTCTTTTAACTCACCCTTCATATAATCTCTTGCACTATCAACGTAGTCGGCTGCTTTAGTAATCTTAGACTGAACCCATTCCGGCATATTAGTATTATCATCGAGCATACCAGCGAGCTCCAAAGCAGCATCGGCTATCTTTTCAAGCTGCTGCTTGGACATCTTACCTTCTTGATCATACTCAGCAGGATCCTTGTTCTCGGTCTTCTTCTGACCGGGAGTCATCTTCTTTACATGATCGGTATAGGCTTTGGTACCTACCTCATAATACTCGCGGAACTTCATTAGTCTTTCATACCTGGTGTGTTATGGATTTTTTTATGTACATCTGGATGAATCTTCTGGCCAGTCTGTTTCTCAACATGTTTAACAATGGCTGACTTAGATCTCATTCCACTCTTGTACGCTGCTGTAGCATGTGCGTCGTGGTGATGTGGGTTAGCTCCGTGTTCACCATACTTGTTTCTATTAGCTTGCCCTTGGAATCCACTCATTCCTCCGCCGCCCATGTACTCATCAATTTGATTTACGTCAAGAGTAGCTGCTCTTCTGACGTCAAAGAATGATTTCATATCTACGCTCTCCTTAACGTTTTCTGTTGTGTTGTTACTCAGAGGTCTTCTCTGAGGCTTAGGTCTGTTAGCAACAGGACCTCTGTGTGTAAGTCTAATAGGACCCTTAAGACCTTTCTTCCTCAGGATATCGGTAGCATGCTTTTCGTCTCTAGCATGAACGTTACCCTGTACCTTTGAATGACCGATTCTATAAACTTGCATGTCTTCTTTCTGAGTATCTGCGTTCATTGACTTGACTTTTTTCTTAGTTCCAAACTTATTAGAGTCTGGCTTACTTAACATGCCATGAACACCATGTCCCGGATCTTCTTTACCGTGGTAACCTGCAGCCTTGCCCGGAGGAAGCTTAGTAATCTTACCACCTCTTGCCTTGAATGCTGCGATTGCTTTTTGGTGTGCAGCCTTCTGAGCTGGTGTCATAGCTTCATCAATTTGAGTTTCTTCGTTTTTCATTGAAACTGCTTTTTGAAGTAACTTAATCAACTTAGGAACTTCTTTTAACGGAAGCTGCATATATGCACCCTTTTGTCTAACAAGTTCCATATTGGCTTTTCCTTGACCATTCAGTCCAGATATCTGAACTCCACG